CGTAATGGTCAGACTAACTCAGGATTATATAGTTTGTTCATACCTATGGAATGGAATTACGAAGGATACATCGATACTTATGGATTTCCTGTATTCGACACTCCAAAAAAACCCGTCCAAGGCATTGATGGATCCAAGATTCAGATCGGAGTTATTTCGCATTGGGAAAACGAAGTTGATGGCTTAAAAGATGATCAAGACGGTTTAAATGAATTTTATCGTCAGTTTCCAAGAACAGAAAAACACGCATTTAGAGACGAAGCTAAACAATCTTTATTTAATCTAACTAAACTTTATGAACAAATAGATTATAACGAAGACTTAAGAAATACAAATGTAGTAACACAAGGTAGTTTTCATTGGGAAAATGGTATTAAAGATACTAGAGTTATGTTTGTACCTAATAAAAATGGAAGATTTTTCATATCATGGATTCCACCTGCACAATTACAAAATAAATATTTAATTAAAAATGGTATCAGATATCCAGGTAATGATCACACTGGCGCTTTTGGCTGTGACTCTTACGATATTTCCGGAACAGTAGATGGTAGAGGTTCTAATGGATCGCTTCATGGTTTAACTAAATTTTCAATGGAGGATGTTCCTCCTAATACTTTTTTTTTAGAATATATAGCAAGACCTCAAACAGCAGAAATATTTTTTGAAGATGTTTTAATGGCTTTAGTTTTTTATGGTATGCCAATGTTAGCAGAAAATAATAAACCAAGATTGCTATATTACTTAAAAAGACGAGGATACAGGGGATATTCTATAAATAGGCCTGATAAGATTTATAATAAACTATCTGTTACAGAAAGAGAAATAGGAGGAATTCCAAATTCAAGTGAAGATATTAAACAAGCGCACGCCGCTGCTATTGAAGATTATATTGAAAATTTTATTGGTATAACTAATGAAGGACATGGAGATATGTATTTTCAAAGAACTTTAGAAGATTGGGCTAAATTTAATATAAATAATAGAACTCAGCATGATGCTTCAATTAGTTCTGGATTAGCAATAATGGCTTGTAATAAAAATAGGTATGCTCCTAATGCAAAAAGAACTATATCAAAACTTCCTTTAAATTTTAAAAAATATAATAACGAAGGAGTAAATTCAAAAATAATGAAAATCAATGATTAACATTAACTACAACAGTAGCTTTCCAGATCAGGTGGTACCTGAAGAAGAGAAAAGTTCTTTCGAGTATGGCTTAAAAGTAGCTCAAGCTATTGAGCAAGAGTGGTTTAGAAACAACAGTGGTCAAAACAGGTATCTTGATAATTTTCAAAATTTTAATAGATTAAGATTGTATGCAAGAGGCGAACAGCCTGTACAAAAATACAAAGATGAATTAGCTATAAATGGAGATTTATCTTATCTTAATTTAGACTGGAAACCAATACCTGTATTGTCAAAATTTGTAGATATAGTTGTTAATGGTATGACTGAAAGAGGGTATGAAATAAAATCATATTCAACAGATCCTTACGGCATAAGAACAAGAACAGAGTATGCTGAAAAAGCATTACGTGATATTGAAAATAAAGCTGCTATAGAACAATTAACTCAAATAACAGGTAGAAATTATTATGCATCTGCTGATCCTCAAACTTTACCAGAAAACAAAGAAGAGTTAGATCTTTACATGCAGTTGAATTACAAACAAAGTATAGAAATAGCTGAAGAAGAAGTTATAAGTAATATATTAGATTACAATAAATTTGATGAAGTAAAAAAACAAATTGCTTACGATTTAACTGTTTTAGGTATAGGAGCTTGCAAAACTAATTTTAATTTATCTGAAGGAGTAACTACTGAGTATGTTAACCCAGCTAACATGGTGTGGTCATATACAGAAGATCCTAATTTTGAAGATTTGTATTATGTAGGTGAAGTAAAAAATTTATCTTTATCAGAGGTTAAACGACAATTTCCTAATTTAACTAATTCTGAATTAGAAGAAATTCAAAAATATCCTGGTAGAAATTCATACACTAATTCGATATGGGGTCAAAGTCAACAAGATCAAATTCAAATATTATTTTTTGAATATAAAACTTATCATGACCAGGTTTTTAAAATTAAAAGAACAGAACAAGGATTAGAAAAAACATTAGAAAAACAAGATACGTTTAATCCACCTGTGAGTGATAACTTTGAAAGAGTTTCTAGATCTATTGAAGTTTTATATACTGGCGCTAAAGTATTAGGATTAGGTGATAATATGCTTGAGTGGACATTAGCTAAAAATATGACAAGGCCAAATGCAGATACAACTAAAGTTAATATGAACTATGTTATGTCAGCGCCAAGAATGTATCAAGGTCGTATAGAATCAATAGTAAGTAAAACAATTAGTTTTGCTGATATGATACAAATAACACATTTAAAATTACAGCAAGTATTATCAAAAATGGTTCCAGATGGTGTGTATTTAGATGTAGACGGTTTAGCAGAGGTTGATTTAGGTAATGGTACTAATTACAATCCTCAAGAAGCTTTAAATATGTACTTTCAAACTGGTAGTGTTGTTGGTAGATCACTAACTCAAGATGGTGATGGTAATTCAGGTAAAATACCAATACAAGAATTGCAAAGTTCTAATGGTGTGTCTAAAATACAAGCAATGATACAAACGTATCAATATTATTTACAAATGATTCGTGATGTAACAGGATTAAATGAAGCTAGAGATGGTAGTATGCCGGATAAAGATTCTTTACTTGGTTTACAAAAACTTGCAGCTGCAAACTCAAACGTAGCAACTAGACATATATTACAATCATTAATGTATATGACTGTTAGAACTTGTGAAAATATAAGTTTAAGAGTTGCAGATATGCTAAGTTTTCCATTAACAAAAGATTCTCTTATTAAAAGTATAAATAATTTTAATACAGCAACATTAGCTGAGGTACAAAAATTACACTTACACGATTTTGGTATATTTTTAGAGCTTGAACCAGATGAAGAAGAACAAGCTCAATTAGAAAAAAGTATTCAAGTAGCATTACAGCAAGGTAATATTGGTTTAGAAGATGCGATAGATTTAAGAGAAATATCAAATCTTAAGTTAGCTAATCAAATGTTAAAACAAAAACAAAAGAAAAAAGCAGAATTAGCTAGAGCTCAACAACTTGAAAATATCACAGCACAAGGTGAAGCAAATGCAAAAGCTTCTGAAGCTGCCGCTATGGCTGAAGTTCAAAAAGAACAAGCTGTTGCTCAAACTAAAGTTCAAATAGAACAAGCAAAATCTCAGTTTGAAATACAAAGAATGGAGCAAGAAGCTGCTATTAAAAGAGGATTAATGGCTACAGAATTTGAATATGCAATACAACTAGCACAAATGGAAGCTCAAAGACAAACAACAAGAGAGTCAGAAATTGAAGATAGAAAAGACAAAAGAACAAAAATACAAGCAACTCAGCAAAGTGAGATGATTTCTCAAAGAAAAAACGATACTTTACCTACAAACTTTGAGTCACAAAATGATTCATTAGGTGGATTTGGATTAGAACAATTCGGATCATAGTTTATTATTAATTTTATATTATCATATTATGTCAAAAAAAGAAGAAATAAAAGAAGCAGTACCCGCTAAACAAGAAGGTGATTTTAAAATAAAGTCAGCAAAAAAAATGAAAGATCTTAATGAGCCTCAAGATCAAAAATTACATAAAGTAGTTTTAAATAAAAAAGACGAAGAAAAATATGCCATTCAAACACAAGAGACAAATGATAGCAATGTTATTGTCAAAGAGCAAGAAAACAGTGGCAACAGCGAAACAGTGGTTGAAGAAATACGGGCCACCGAAGAAAAAGTAGAAGATACTGATTCGCCTATACAAGAAGTAACTGATGAAAAAGATAACACTAACAAGGATGGAATGGCAGGAAGCACTGAGATTGCCGCTGCCATATCAGAACAAAAAGAAATACCACAGGAAGTTGAAGCACAGAAACTCCCTGAAAATATAGAAAAATTAGTTAAATTCATGGAAGAAACGGGAGGTGATGTGCATGACTATTCTCGTTTAAATGCTGATTACACTAATGTTAATGATGAAACATTATTACATGAATACTACAAAACAGCTAAACCACATCTTAACGCAGAAGAAAGAGGATTTATAATTGAAGACTCTTTTAGTTATGATGAGGAATTAGATGAAGCAAGGGCTATTCGAAAGAAAAAACTTGCTTATAAAGAAGAGGTTGCAAAAGCCAAGAACTTTTTAGAAGATCTTAAAGGTAAATATTACGAGGAAATCAAGTTGAGACCCGGCGTAAGTAAAGATCAAAAAGAAGCTACTGACTTTTTTAACCGCTATAACGAGAATCAAGGAGTAATTAAAGCTAAACATGACAGGTTCATAAATAAATCTAAAGAACTTTTAACAAACGATTTCAAAGGTTTTGATTTTAATGTAGGAGATAAAAAATTTAGATATAATGTTAAAGATCCAGTTGCTGTTGCCGATAAACAAAGTGATATTTCTAACTTTATAGGAAAGTTTCTTAATAAAGAAGGAGAATTAGTTAAACACAAAGAATATCATAAAGCTTTATATACTGCACAAAATGCTGATACTATGGCTCAACATTTTTATGAGCAAGGTAAAACTGATGCAATTAAAGATCAAATAGCTAAATCTAAAAATATAAATACAGAGCCTCGCAAAACTGCTGATGGTAATATATTTGTAAATGGATTAAAAGTAAAAGCAATTAGTGGTCTTGATTCTACAAAACTTAAAATTAAAAGAAAAACATTTAACTAAAAAACAATAAATTATGTCAATTTTTCCACAATTTGGTTCGATAGTTCCTGCTCCTAACCAGCAACTATTAGCCAATAATTACCTGCAATTTAATACAGGTGGTGCAAATGATTTTGCACAACAATATTTACCAGAAGTATATGAACAAGAAGTAGAGCGTTATGGAAACAGAACGTTATCAGGTTTCTTACGTATGGTAGGGGCAGAAATGCCTATGACTTCTGATCAAGTAATATGGTCAGAACAAAACAGATTACACATAGCATATGATGGTTGTGTAAGTAATCAAGTTAACGCTATTACTATTCCTGCGCCAACAGCGCCAGGTGTAACAAGAAACGTTATAAGCCCAGGTCAAACTATAGTTATCTTAGATGACGCTGGTAACGAAGCTAAGGCTGTTGTTACTGCTTCAAATACTGCAACTGGTGTTTTAGCTGTTGCTCCATATTTAACAACTACTTTAGCCGCTTTAACTGTTACGGTTAAAATATTTGTATATGGTTCTGAATTTGTTAAAGGTGCAGGTACTGCAAACGCAGCTGCTGGAGCTTTAGTTCAGAATAATGCTTTACAGCCTCAAGTTACTATTAATCCAGCATTCACACAATTTTCTAACTCACCAGTTATTATTAGAAACGTTTACACAATAAACGGATCTGATATGGCACAAATCGGTTGGGTTGAAGTTGCTACTGAAGACGGTACTACTGGTTACTTATGGTATTTAAAAGCTGAGTCTGAAACAAGATTACGTTTTGAAGATTACTTAGAAATGGTATGTGTTGAAGGTGAATTAGCAACTGCTGCTCTTGGTGCTGGTTCTGCTGTAAATGCAGGATTTAAAGGTACTCAAGGTTTATTCTCTGCAATTAGTACTAGAGGTAACGTTGAAGTAGGATTTGATGCAGGCGGAGGTCTTGATGACTTTGATGAAATACTTAAAAACCTTGACACACAAGGAGCAATTGAAGAAAATATGTTATTCCTACAAAGAGGAGTTTCATTAGACTTTGATAATATGTTATCACTTGTATCAGCTGGAGCAGCTGGAGGTACTGCATATGGATTATTTGAAAACTCTGAAGAAATGGCATTGAATCTAGGATTCAGTGGTTTCCGTAGAGGATCTTATGATTTTTATAAGACTGACTGGAAATACTTAAATGACGCATCAACACGTGGTGCTATAGCTGGTGTTTCTTCTATCGAAGGTGTTTTAATTCCTGCTGGAACTTCAACAGTTTACGATCAGATCTTAGGTACTAACATTAGACGACCATTTTTACACGTACGTTATAGAGCTTCTCAAACAGAAGACAGACGTATGAA